GTTCTCTCTAATTAGAGAAGGCCAGGACAAGCCTAATTTGGCAGAAAAACTGCCGGCGGACCAACTTGGAAGTAAAACTTCATATCAGGCGCTGCTGCTCGATAAATCAAGCATGTTGTATTTTGTGTTGTGATCCCTACTGCGCTGGCAGTATTATTCCTTGGATATTGAAGGGGATCTGGCACAGAGGTGTTTTCAACCAGTGCCACTTTTGCCGTAGCAGAGTACGGTAAATGTACACAAAGTGGCTGCAAAGCTGCGTGAGTTGACATAACTGACGGCAGATTTGTAGCGGGAATCATTCGAATAAATGCATTTGAGGCAGACTCCATTTTATATTGCGGAATACTCGAACCAATATTTATTGCTCCAGCAACTGCTAATATGTTATCAAACGTATATTTTGCATTTGTTGGTGCGAAAATTGGTAAAGCCATAGCAATATAAATATAACCACCACGTCGAAATCTAAACATTTGATTGTACCAATCATAGTACGGAAATGTTTGTGGTTCATTCGTGGTAATTTCATAGGAGGCACCCACCAAAAATGTACTTGACGAGGCATAAGTATTACCATACACAATGTTTCTATCAGTAGGCACTAGAGACCTAAGAACGCTTTCTTTGAAAACATTCCCTGGACCCAATCCTCCAACAGGCGAGATTGTAGCAAATGCAGATGCAAGAGTTGCCTCTTGTATTGCACTTGGTGTCTCGACAACGTCACCAAAAACCAATGGTACAATATTGTCTGCATTACCAGAAGCAGTACTTCTTGATGTGGTTGCCACTTGAGCAATACCACCAAAAACAGCTGTTGTTGGTGTAGACAGATTGAAAGTGATTGGTGCTGACATTGAATACAGTTTGAAATCTTTACCTGCACTCACCCACAAATTTAAATAAATTGGCGGAATAGGTGTTTCCTTATACGTCAATTCATTTAAAACACGAAAGAACAAAACACCATTTCCAGAATCAGTAGTGACTAATTGCCTATCAACAGGTAATACTGGAAAAGGTGAATTCCACGGAATTTCAAATTCAATTTCCGAATCACATTGTAAATCAATGATGTGCGATGTCATTTCATACGTGGGATCAACTCCCATTGTTGACGGCACATTGACGTTCTGTGGATTGTAAACAATTTGCAATCTTCCAGAATGAAAATTTGACGCAACAATTTGTAATTTATACTTCAAAGAACCAGACCAATACCTGCATGGCCATGAAGTATAACGCAATGGTGTCATGTAATACATAGTTCCATTCGTGTAGGAGAGCGCTGTTCCAGAACAGGGATGTACTGGAATTTGGAAAATCACTTTTTCCTCTACATCAACAGAAGTCATCTCGAATTGAGCTAATAGCCCTGGACGTGATGCAATTTCAGTCAATGATGTTGGACAAAGATAATCCACCATTTCTGAGTCTGTTTGTGAAGTACCAGGCTCATTACCAATTGCCAGAGTGACAGGTGAAAGATCAGTTGAATTTGCAAGTGTATGCGTATTCAAACAAATCTGTGCTGTTCCTCCATCAACTGGATATGATGTGTATGTCACATTCCGCAGATTCGGAATTGCTCGCGAATGGAATGGTTGTGCAGTGGTAACGGGTGCACCACTACCATACCCACAAAGTGTAACATCATACATGTTACCAAAAACAGTTACATCAATAGATGGTGTGACTGCTCCTACTTTGAGTGGGTTTAGCACATAAATGAACAATTTTGCCTGTGAGACAGGATTTGCAGGTGACCGCGCCAGCCAGTAATAATTGTATGGATAGACAAATGGAACATCCAATTGCACTACCTCATTCATACCTGCTGAAACAATCACATGCGGAAAACCAGAAACAGAGACAAGATTGTCAGTCCGAGTGTACAAAGATTCACCTGAAATTGGGCGATTTGGACACGGAGACCACATTGCGATAAGTTTTCCATAATGGAAAGAAGTACCGTTAAGTCGAATGGTAATTTTGAATGAAGCTCTCAGATATTCAAATCTTGATAGCTTCTCCATAATTGCCCGGAATCCATAGAAAGCATCTGGTAAAGCGATTTCAGAAACCAATTCACCAGTTTGCTGACTGGATGCCCACTTAAAAGATGTCAATGGATACACCCTCGAGACATAATCTGTCAAAGTAGGTGCATCAAAAGCGACATTTTTCGTTCGGATAGCGGTATCATCATTATCTTCGATAACGATGGGTGCAACGTCAGTGAATCTCACAGATTGTTGCGTATCATCTCCTTGGAGACTTTCTACAGTATTTTGCGCCACTGCAGGAGCGTTTGTATTCTCGTTTTTAGAATCAGTAAGACGATGGATAAAACAAGCCTGTAGTCTTAATCAGGTCTTGAGTGTGACAAGGATTTTGAGACTCCCGTCTTTTCCGCAATTTGGTTAGATTGTCACTTCCAATCAAACACGTGGTTGCACTTTAATATGATGTGCGAATCATTTCATTCAAAAGCATCTGATAATCGTACCGCCTCAAATTCATTTCAGTATCGAGGAAGTATGAAACATCCATAATGTGGTCAGTATATTCAACAAATTCTTCCTTACCATAGTGAACCATCTCCAAACAAAATGAATTGAAAGTAGATTGCATCACTTCTTTAATAGGAACATTTGAAGGACGACACCATTGCATCATCTCGTGGATTGAATTTTTATCCAATGGAGCAAAAACCCAACCATCTCGAGGAACAAAGGCACGTTTCAAATACGTCACATCATGTATATCTTCATACTCAACATCAATGTCACCTTTAGAACAAGAAGTATAACCAATACCATGCTTTTTCATGATTCGTTGATACGACATTGCGTTAAACCAATTCACACGCTCGGACACTCCAGATATATTATCATCACCATACGAAGCAAATTCAACATTATCACGAAATGAATATGGATCTACATCATAATCAATAGCCATAAACATATAAGCATAACGAAACAAAATAGCATTCACACAACAATTAATAATAGTAGTCAAAGGTGTACCCGAAGGATTTCCACGAAAACATCTATACAAGGAACGACCACACAGATGTAAAGCATTGAAAGTTGCAATAAATATACATTTACGAATCATATAAAATTCATCATCATAAAAATCCTGTATAATATCAAGCAATTTCATAATTACATCAAAAGGAAGACGTTTATCATATGTGGAGTAATCTCCAGCAATGATGCGTTTCTTCCCATGCCTGGTCAATCGTTTATACAAACGATTCCAAGAAAAAGAGTGTGGATTGATTCCACATGATATTTCGCCTTCATTATTGTACATACAATGTGCAATAAATGCGAGAAAATATTTGCGCGTCAGAAAATTGAGATCCAATGGTCCACAATTGAACACACGGACTTTTCCTTTATCAACTTTTTCTTTCGGCAAACGTTCATCTTTCATGTTATCAGTCCAAATAAAAGGAGGTACAACACCTTTAAGCATTGCATCATCCTTTTCTTTGATGACCTGGCGAACTTCACTCTTCAATCTGTATGAACCATCGTCATTCTCAGCAACAAACCCATATTTGTTTTGTCGTTTGTCGGAGTAATACCACTTTGTTTTTATCCAGGGGTAACCTGGCGAGGTATTAAGATTCATACCACTAATGTATGGATCACCATCAATACCATTGAGATTGATATCTTCCGTAAGAACTTTATTCGTCCAGTGTTTGTATGGTGAATCCATTGACATGATTGTATCTTTGAAGTCGCTTGCAGCTTTGTGCAAAACTTCACGATCAAAGGGCGCAGCAGGAGCAAATTGTTTTTCCACAGCAATACGCATAGGATTGATTTTCTCCCCTGTAACACTATCGCGAAATGGTGCAAGATGAGCTGGTTTCGTAACTGGTTTCCACATGAGTTTACCATGAAATGGCGATTCTGCGACACCAGTTTTGGATGGATTGCGAAACTGATCAGATGGTGGTACCTCACCCAAATATTCGATATTATCGGTAGGACCAATTTGACCTTTGCCAGCATCAACAACATTTCCATTTATTGTTTGAACGAAACAACCACGAAGTCGTTTCACGTTCTCAATAACATATTCGCGTGTCATTGAATTGCAAAAACCTTTTCCAGTCATACCAGAGACGTGAAATCCCAAAATTGATGCACTATTATTTGAATGCAAACAAATTGGAGAACCACAGTCACCTGGTAATGTGTCAGCCACATATTGCCATCCAGTCACAATTCGAATTGGTTTTTCCTGGTTTGGTAATGTATATGCAATATCTTTATCAATATACTTCAATTGTGTACAATTGAGTATTCCAGGAAGTTGTTTTCCAAATTGTGTACAAGCAGATGCAGAGAAAATTATTGATTTTGTTGTCCTGTACTTGTCTTCTGTAATGAAATGTTTCGTAATATCTCGGAAGAAATGAAGTCCATCGACTCGGACAAAAACACAATCTTTCGTCTCATCAATCAGATGATTTCCTTCTTTGAGTTCTACTTCATAGAAGAACTCTTTTTCATGTGCCACATTACTTTGGATGTAAAACTTGTTCAGTCCAGTAGCCAAAAAGTAATGATGTGGCATGAGGAGAATATCTCCCGTAACAAAGAAACCACCAATTGTTGGTGCAATTGCTTGTCTATCAGCAAAAATCGATACTCGATTTTTAACCAATGAACTGCGTATGAACGCAGCAGTTTGTGTATCAATGGCTGCTTCAGCTGTATTCTTGGCTTCACAGTAGTAACGAATCAACATTTGCATATATGATTCAGACGGTTGAATGTCTTCCATTGGTACTAATGCAGTTTGTGGAACAACAATAGGTTGATCCTCTGCAGATTCAATTGTGACTTGTTGTTGGAATTTCTTTGTGATAGAATCTCCAGAAACATTGCCTTCTTGTTGGACTTCATTTTGTTCCAGCTCCACTTCTTTATTTGGTAAGAATTTTTCTTTCAAATAGTCAAGAATGCGAGCTTCAATCTGAATCTCCTCTGGTTCTTGTGGTACATCATTTTTCTTTTTCTGGAATTTATCTTTCAGATAATCGAAAATAAGACCCTCCACCTGAACTTCTTCCGGCTTCTTCTCTTCGCCTTGAAATTTTGTTTTCAGATATTCAATGATATTTGCTTCCACCACAATGGGTTTCTTCACAACACTTTCAATGCGAAGTTTGGGTTTCTTTGTAACAACTTTGTCACTTTCAATGACAACTTTTTGTACAAACTTTGGAGTTTTTGAATCTCCAGAAGTATTTCCTTCAGTCTGTACGTTGTCTCCCGCTTCGATGACAACCTTTTGAACAAACTTCTTTGTTTGAGAATCACCAGAAGTATTTGCTTCAGAAACTATGTTCTTCTGCTTCATTTCTTCCTCGGTCAAATAGAGCGTATCTATTTGATCGACTGGTATCGATTCGGTTTGAATGTCATCGTAGTCGCCACTCTCAGATGGTGTTTCCACCTTCTTTTTGGGAATGCGCCAATAAATTGGGCCTTCACGTGGCATGGCATATATTTTGTAACCGATCCACATAATACCCATAATACCAAGTACTAATGCAAGTATTTGGACAGTGCGGTCAAAATGAGGAAAGGTTTCACGCAACCATCTGAGACTTGAATCCAGAACTCCTTTGAGATAATCTCTGGCTTTCACCAATGATGCATTTATCTTTTGTCTTGTATTCATTGCTCGCCAAAGTTCTGCATTTCTGCGTCTTTCTTCCATAGCCTCGCGTGCTGCTCTTTGTTCGTATTCGTAATCTCGTGTACGTTGTTCGAGCCCTTCTGCACCTTCAATGATGGTACAATCTCGTTCAATTTCCCTTTCGACAGCGTCTTCATAAGTAGGATATCTACCATGATTTTTGAAGAACAGATATTGAGCAACACTTTTGATTGATTCAAGCAAATTCCATTGTTCTAAATGGTTGCGGTAAGTGAATGCTGCAAAGCGAGGTGGAAGATTTGGTTGTTCCCTTTCGGGGCCAATTCCAGGAAAGAGCCTGTAAGGCTCGTCCTCATTCGGATCAGGTACAAAATACTCCCCAAATGGTAATTTTGAGAAGTCCGGCAAATAATCATTCAGATTGACTTGCGCAGTTCCTGCTTGTACATGATCAGGTGGTACAGCGACAGCAAATGCATGTTCATTTATATGTGTGAACAATGACTCCGATGTTTCATAAATCGCATCTTGGCTACCTTCAAAGGCAGCTTTGTTGTCGTCATACTGCTTACAGAGCGATTGGTAATGGATTGCCATAATATCACAAAACTCTGTAAAATCAAACAAACCACCTGGTTGTTTCCCATTTAAAGGGACTCGGTACAATTGACGCCCACGGTCATTCAATTCCAATCTAAATCGTAATTCATCATGTTTGATGCCTTCTCCGTAATTTGGGCAAATCACTTCTGCAATAAGTGCAAAACGCGATACAAATGCTTGTTGGTCAGCCATAAGGTCTCCATAATCGGCAGCTGGTTGGTTGTTTGATGTTGCAAATAGCATATCAGAAGTGAAGAAAACTTGTCCTTTCAATTCCAATGTTGCCATATTCAAGGAGAATGGCGATGTATTGATCATTCCAAAAATCTTCGCAATTTCTTCAAGGAATTTTGTATTATCTCGGATTTGCCCGAGGTCATCGAGTAAAACTACTCGTTGATTGTGATATCCTTCGTAAAATTCACTCGATGATGGGGTGAAAATTTCAGTTTTTGCGTCGAATTTTGTCAATGTATTTTGATACAAACGATCATACACTGCCTTGCAAATTTTGGGGACGATTGACGTTTTTCCAGTAAATGGTCTACCATGCAAGAAGACTGCAAATGGTGGTCGCCTATATTGTCCACAAAATGTGTATGGTGCCAAACTACGAAGTTTTGATGCAATTTCTCGATGGAATGCTTCTAGTGCATGTAACAAATTTTTTGGTACATCTTGATGTCCACTGTCTGCAATGAGTTTGTTTCCCTTTGCATACATTGTTTTTAAATCCTCCAGAAGTACATTCAATTCGTGTTCTTCACGTTTCATGAACTTGATACTCAACAGAGTATTTGCAAGCTCACAATATTCGTAGTACTCTTTGTACAACATACTGTTTGCGTCTTGTACAAAATATCCAATAATGGTTTGGACAATTTTGTAAATCCATTCTCCAATCACGGATGTACCGCGGATGATATCGGAGAATTGTTTGATTCGAGTTGCAGTTTGTTTCAACTTGAAATCCGAACCAAAAAATGCGTGCGAAATTGCAGAAGAAATAACATCAAAAATGTTTCGTGATACTTCTTCATCAAGCTGCGCTTGACCACCATCAACAGGTGGATCCTGCCCATCATTGGGTTGGACATTTGAAGCACGTCTACGGGCTGTAGTAACTTGCTTCGCCCATAAAGCCTTCAGTGATGTACAAAGTTTCCCAATTGAAATTTCGTTCACATAATGTGCAAAAAATGATGCAATAGCCAATATTTTTTGGGAAGTTTTCGTTGATTCTTTCAATTGCAATCCCAAAAGTACTAGTTTGACCAAGAATACTTTTGCACTTTTGCCACCCTCAGTACTCAAATCACCAAGTAGAGAGAAACTGACAGCATGTTCATGCTTCATTTCTGCTGCTCCCATGATTTTCTCGAGGGCTTGAAGTGTGTCTTGTCCGACATTCACTTCAGCAGACAACTTTGGCATAGTCATGCCAAATAATTGCGCGAGTCCGCCATCTACCGCTTCTTGTTCCTCCAATTGCTTGCAAAATTCTTGTATTTCTTCCATTTTCTTTGGAGTCAATTGAACATTTCCTTTTTTGAGGAGACGCGCCAAACGTTTCTTTCGTCTGGTATTTCGGTCGATAGCCTTTCGTATTTGTTTTGCCTTTTTAGGCGTTATTTCTTCAGATCCTTTTGGTATATCGAAATCAACAATCATTTCTTCTTCGCCGTAACAGAGCAAACGCTTTGCTTCTCGGTGTTTTTGTAGATATTTCCGTCGTGAACGTAATTTGTTCTTTTTCGTACCATTGATCTTTGTGCGTATTTTCTGAACCATCTTGGCATGTTTTCCTTTCAGCACTGGTAATAATTTTTGTAATATTTCCGGTTCTGCGGTGAGATATTTATCGCCAATATGGTTGTAAATCTTCCCAACATTGATGTACTTTTGTATTGTATGTCGATGTTTGCTTGGGAAGAGCAAAAATTTGTGAATTTTTGCATGTCGCCTATTTGTACATTCGTAGCAATTTAAGTGCCTTACAAGCGCACGTATATCTAGGACGACTTCGATATCGAGTGGTACCCTCGAGATATCCACATATTGTGTGAATTCTCTGGGTAGAGCAATCTCTGATTTTCTGCAAAAATCATAAAATTTGTCTTCAGTAGAAAGTCGCATGCTATTACGAACACTTGCCGTAGCTGTATTCGCAATAACGTGGGGCTCCACGCAAGTGCTGGTGCACACTTGTGTGGTGTTGATTTTGTTGTCGGGTTGGTAGGTTGTTGTTTGGTTGGAGTTGGAGAGAGAATTCATAAGAAAATCAGATCTCCGGCTTTTAAGTACAGGCAGCCGGATAGCCAAGCCAGACAGTGAAAAATACTTTACTCATCTACGTTTTCGCGTAAATAAGTACAGTACTCCCCTCCATCTAGATTGTTCGGGCAACCGACACCCTAAGGACGAAGATATTCCGACGGGTTCATTTGTCGAAAACCTAACCTGGTACTGCCAGGCGGCCACTCTGCTGAGGAACTATCACTCAGGCCCTACTTCGTGTATCTTTACATACATCCCTTCGCAATGCTGTCGGACGTAGGTTATGCTTGCTTAAGGCATAACTACCCCCCTGTACCGATCTGTGTGCAAGGAACGCAAATATTGAGCGGACCAATCCCACGCTGGAGACGGATCAGATCCAGGAAATTACAAACCACTAGGGTTAAACCATTCACCTGCTCAATATTTTACGAAGATCCTCCACAGAAAATTTGAATCCACTTTTCCGCTGTCGAAAAAGCTTCATCCACTGTTAAAACAATGTGATGATACACTCCTTGCAACTTGTGCATCTTAGCGTAGTAATAGAAATTACAATTCAAATTTCTCCAGTAGTAAACTACATTGGAACAACAAAAACAATAAATGGGTCACCACTCCATCTACGATTAATGCGTTCATTTGAATTGCAATAGCTCATGATGTGCTGAATGGTGGTACAAAACATAAATTTTTGAGTCGTTTGTGCAGGTCGTCAATAGAAATTCACAAATCATCGAAATGAAATGTGTATTCCCAAAGATAACATACACAAATCTGAGACTCATATTTTGTGATGTTTTTTATTGTTTGGTAAAATTTTGGGTTGATTTGAATACAACTATATACAATCACCATATAGAGGCCGTTTTTAGTTGGCTAGGAACGATAACCCTCTCTACTATAAACTGCTCCGCGACACATAATGTGCTCCGCGACAGTATAGTAGGACGCCTACTCATGAAGAGTGTGGGTTTACCAC